CAATGAGGACAAACGCGGACAAACGCAAAAAGCCCCCACACTAGCATTTGCGCCAGTGTGGGGGCTAGGGGCCGTAACGGTAGTGCTATGGGGGTCTGTGCCTCTACCGCTTCCAATGTCTTAGGCTAGATCGCGGGGCTTGTCAACCGGCAATTTTTACCCATCCTTTAGCGCCTTTCGCGTCCAACCGTTGCAACTCGTATTTTTGCCCTAGCCCCGTCCCCAATACACACCCATAACCATCAAAACAACCTTGACAAATATTTCCCCACATTCCCCACGCTTTAACCCTCGCATCATACATAGGGCCGTTACCGTCAAAAGGCTTACCGCAAGATTGGCAGTTATCGGGCGCGCTCACATAAACAACTTTTTCACACATAACATTTTCCCTTTTGTTAGGCGGGGTCTATGCCCCGCCCTTTAGATCAGTAAAACATAACTCTACTAATTTTAAACTTATGCCTAAGGTTGCGGTTATCTGCCTTAAGCTTATCGTATTGCGCCTTAGCTTGTGCAAGCGTTTTGTGACTTCCCAAAGTTTCCCACGCGCCTTCGCCATTGCGAAGAACCTTAACACGAAAGCTAACTTTAGTTCTTTTGGGGGCGGGCATTTTGTTTCCTTTCGTTTGCGGTGAAACTGTCTTAGATCAGGCGGCGCATAGTGTCAACTTTATTTTGCTCGCTATCGTAAATATATGGCAATCCTAGACGACAAACGATAGCTTCAAACTTTCCATCTTTTCTAAATTCAGTTGCTACGTCATTTGCCTTTTCTTTATCGTCATAAACTTTTTCTAAAGCTTTGTAACTTCCATAAGGGTTTTCTTTAGTTACAATAACAAAATAGCTTTCTATCATAGATTGCGCTTGCATAACATCACCCCAAAGAAAAAGGCTTGCCAGTGTTACCACCGACAAGCCTTTATCGCATTAAAAACTTACCAAATAGTTAAGCCTTAGCAGCCTTCTTTTCAGCAGTCTTTTCCGTTTCATCGGCGATAGCAAGAGGCGTAGCAGCGCTTTCCAGCAAAATGCTAAGGGGGTCTGCCTCTTGCGCGTCAACCTTAGTTTCAGCGTCATATGTATAACCGGCTTGTCCGCCGCTAAACATAGCGTAAAGATCCATCACAAAGCTAATAGTTGCGCGGGGTTCATGCTCAATAGCTTGACGATAAGCGCCCTCTACAACGTCTTGCAAACCGCTAGGGAGATAGCACACACCAGCAGTAACAACGCGTCCCAACGGGTTGCCGTTTTCATCAGCGCCCACAACTTCGCCGTTATCGCCCATAGTGGAAAGCCCGCGAAACTGCCCCTTAAGGCCCGTCTGAACTTCGCCAGTATCATCGTTAACAATTTCCTTGATACCGCTAACGATACCAGCAAAGCGCCCGATGAAAACCCGTTCAGTCTGAGGAATTTTCTTGACAGCGGGGCCAATTTCCTCGCGTCCCCAACCGAGCGTTTTTGCGGTAAGCTTTCCAGACAGTCTAGCCATTGATTTACCCTTTTCAAAATTCGCGGCCCAAAATCGAAACCGCAAAATCGGTTTAGATCAGAACCGCGAAACGTGCAAGCAAAATCGACAAATTTAGGTCGCAAAAATTCCCGCCAGTTGCGCGGCTAGGTTTGTGTCTATCAGCCCCTTGTAAGCGAGAACGCCAGCAATGGCGGCAACAAACCTAGGGCCGTGTTTTGCCACAAAACCGCCTACGCCTTTAGCGGCGGTAAGCAACATAACCGCCTCTTTGCTAGTGTCGGCGGCTTCATGCGCGTAAAGTTTAGCTTTAATAGCTTCTTCTTTAACCGAATTTATTTCATTGCCCATATCCTTGAAACCTTGCTCAAGAGCGCTAACGCGGTTTGTAAGCGCTGTAATGTCTTTTACTATAATATTAATATCCACGTTAGCGCCCTTATTATTTAGCGTTAAATTTTTCCCGCCGCATACGGGGTCCAAAACCAATATGCAAGTGAGACTTATACAAAATCAATTGGTCATATTTTAGCGCGCTATCTTCTAACAAATCGGCGCAATCTTTAACAGTAAGCCCAACCCTGTTAAAATCACAAGCTACGGCTTGCATATGATCGCTAGTATTAGAACCACCTACTAGCGCGTTTACTTGCGGCGTTCTATAACCGCTAGTAATAATAATAGGTTTGCCGCCTAGCAACACTCTAACTATTTCCATTTGCCAAGCAAGATCGCGCAACTTCGCAATAGTGTTTTCGCCAGTAGGAATGTTAGAAATGTTAGCGCGACTAGCAGCCGCGCTAACACAAAGTTCAGCTAGCGTAAAGTGAGGAGAAAGCCTCATTCCACTACTACCTTTCTATTAGGCGAACAATCAGGCTCTTTAGCATCATCGCAAACTTGCGCGTAATTGTCGCTAGTTTCGATAGGAGCGCAAGCGGCAATTCCACCAGCGCTAAAGAGAAGGGAATAGAGCGCAAAGGCGATACGCTTACGCATTGTCGTTTCCCTCGTCTGCCAGCACCTTAGCAAGCGCCGTTTCAATAACAGCGGGGTTAGCTTCAAGATACTTTTTAACCGCGTCTGCAACATCGCTAGCCTTTACTTTAACGGGTTCGCCTACAAGAGGATTTTCGTTAAGGAAAGCGGTAATACGATCAGCCGCAAGGTCAAGTTCGTTAATAACATTTTCAACTTTTGCTTTATCGTTTTTGTCGATAGGCAAAGCGGGAAGAATTGTGCGGAAAATGTCAGCAACGTTGCTAGCTTCGCCAGCATAACGAGCCATAAACTTACCAATAGCGCTAGTTACATTAGCAACACTTTTAATAATACGCATAACGATTACTTCCCTTTAACAACGTTGGTAAGAGTTCCAACTAGGTTTTGTCTGCCAAACATTGACAGAGCAACAGCAATAAAGACAAACGCCATAATTGCAAGCGCTAGCCTTTGAAAAATTCCGCTTTCTTTAATCCAATCCTGTAGCTGTTCTATCCAACTCTTGCCACCACCACCAAACGGATTAACGCCTAAAGCATCAGCGCCGATCGCAAAAGGGGCCGTTGCCGGATTGGATTTAAGAGCCGTATCTATACCTTGTTTAAGCGCCGCCTTTCCTTTGTCTAAAGCGCTTTCGCCTAAGTCTCTAGCCCCATCTAAAGCTTTGCGCTTAAGCTTGCTACCAGTGCTAGGGCGAATATCTCTATTAGCGGGAATAATATCAATAATAGGCCCGCCGCTGCCAATAGGCGCGCCAATAGTATTCCCTCTAATGTCAACGTTTACCCAACCGCCTTGACTAAGAACAGGTAGCATTAGCCCGCCCTTCCAATAATATAGGATGGCGGCATATAAGGCGCGGGCGTATAATAATTGTAAATATTAGGCCCGTTATCGCCTCGATTAGTTACAAAGGTAATACCGCTACTTGTGTCGCGCCTAAAGCTAGTGGTTTGCGGTCTGCAATCCGCACAACAAGCCCCAATAGCACTAAGACTATTATTAGAGGCAAAACCACTAAAGTTAGGCAACACAAAAGGTCGCCGCGCTCCAATAGTAATAGAGGGGCTTTCAACCCCTCCACCAGCAATAATAGAACCTTCATTAACAACAGTAGTAGCGTTGCTATCATTACCGCGCATAAAAAAGAATAGCGCGACAATAATAACAACGCCTACAATGGCTAATCTTTTTTGGTTTTCTGTCATTACATCACCGCCGCGTTAGGGACGTATCCAGCATTAAAATTAGGGACATATCCCATATTGTTATTATTGCTAGGCGCGGCTAGAACAATTCTATCGTCGCCCTTTCCACCAGTAAAACCTTGACCGCTACGATTAGCAAGGAAAGCTCCAATTAGAGTATCCCTATCTTTCTTTTTAGCGGTCTGAATAGTAGAAAGAATATTAGCGTCCTGTTGCGCCCTAATTTGCGTATTAAACATATCCATTTGAGCGCCAATCATATCGCGCTGAATAGAGGCGTTAATCATCATTTGTGTAGTAGCACTTTCGGCGGCAATAGTTGCCATATCTACGCTACCTTGTATGTTAGCTTCCGTAGTCGCTAACCCGTAGTTTAGTTGCTGAGTAAGCGCCGCGAGACTTGCCGCCGTTTGTTCGCTAGAAATTGCTCTATTAGCTTCAAGTTCTGCTAGTCCAAACTGCATCGACAAAATCGCTAGATTTTCTTGACTATCAAGATTGCGCGTAAGCGCCTCAAGTTCTAGCGCTTGCCCCTGCAACTGCACATTAGCGGCAAGTTGCGCTTGCTGAGATTGCGCGTTGATCGCCATAGCTTGCGCTTGGAAACCTTCGCTAGGCCCGCTACTAATTACAGTAGTTCCACTAGCAGCGCTTCCACCGCTTCTAGTGAGAACAAACAGCAATAGAGCAAACACAACAAACGCAACCCCAAACATAACAGGGTTACGCTTAACATATGCCCAATACTTGCCCATTTTATTTGTCCACTTCCGCAAGCGGCGTAAGAGTAGCAGAGTTATTACCAAAAGCGCCGTTGCCAGTAAGACCGACAATAACAACCTTTTTATTAACAATCATAGCCCCGCCCACGGTGCTAGCAAGTTGACCTTGCACGTTGTAAGCGGGGCCATAAATAGAATAAATGGGGTCACTTTGCGTTTTAGCAAAACCTTTATTGCTAGTTCCTACGCCAAGATTATTTGCAATAGTCTTAACGAATTTATAGAACATAGCTTTAATCCTTACATCATGGGAATAGTAGTGCCAAGTCCGCCGCCAGAAACCGGACCAGTAGCAGCCCGCAAACTTTCGCTAAAGGCGTTACCAGCAGAGCGAATAACACCAGCAGTATTAGCGTTACGAGAAACCAAAACGGCAAGAGTAGCAACGCCCACAATTGCAACGGCGATAGTAACTAGACGTTCACCCATTTTATTAATTCCTTACTTGTGCGGTTAGCTTGTCAAAAAAGCCTTCACCGCTTCTTAGAAAAATAACTACAAAGAGCAGCACTAGAAAAGCATCGGAGATAGGCTTAAAGGTTTTGTTAAAACCCATTAGCCCGATAAACACAAAGGCCAATCCCCAACTAAAGAAATTAGGCGTTCCGAAAAAATCATCGCGCATAATCTCGAACAATTCTTTATGCGTTCCCCTTATTGCAGCAACGATAAAGATTGCGCCAATAAAAATAAAAGCAATAGGCATTTATTTAGCCCCCATCACTTCTAAATATTTGCCTAAGTTGCCTTTTAGAGTTGTAAAGACAAAATAGGCAAATAAAAGCGCAATCGCAATCTTAGTAGATTGCTGCAAGGTTAGAGCCTTCCGAGCAGCGGAATTTTACCCCAAAGCGAAGGGTTTTTTGCGCCCAAATAAAAGGCCAAAAGAACGATAACGAGAAGAGGAACGGAGTAACCAAAAACGCGCATAACTATTACCTTTCTTAATCGACAATCCGCTTAATTACCTGCATCCAAAGATAACTAACGAAAACTACAAAACCAGTAAACAAAAACCAGTCAAGTAGATCGCCCTCACCATTTTGAATAGAGTTAAGCCAAGCTTCAAGTTTAAGCTTTTGTTCTTTAATCATCTGTTTATCTTTCAAGTATAAGGGGCGGACATTTAGCCCGCCCCTCATTCAATAGATTAACCAGCGTCCAAAGAACCGGAAACCGGAATTTGCGTAGTATTCTGGAAGCTTTCAAAACCAACAACCAGACGCGCGCCAGAATTGACGGTAGAAGCGTTAAGGTTGAGTTCCATATTACCAAAGGTAATAGTGTTAATCGGCTTACGGCGATGGTCAAAATAATACACACCAGCGGGCGGGTCTGCCATAAAGGTTTGGCGCGCCTCAAGAGCCGCAATGTCAGCACTAACCTTAAACAGGTTAAAGCTATTAGCAGCCGTAAGCGCCCACGTATTCACATCGCTACCAGCGTTAAACTGATCGCCGTTATCGAATACGGGCATAGTCGAAAGAAACTCGCGGAAATTGGCATAGCTAACAGGGAAATCCTGATTAGCAACAATGCCGCTTTGCGTAGTGTTCTTAAGGTCGTAAATAGTGTTAAGGTCCATCATGGGAAGGATAGGCGCGCCGTTTGCAACGGGCAACTGATCCAAATAAACCTGATAGACAGTAACTTGAACGTTGTTAGTCCAACCACCATTTGCGTTACCGCTATATGCGGCATTAAGAACGCCAGTAGTTCCAACAAAAAGCTGATCGTTATTAGCGATAGTAATTTGCAGGTTCATAGTGGCATTGACAATCGCCGAGTAGATCGCGCCGCGAAGGTCCGTAGGACTATAAGCAATCGGCACATGATAAGTATGCTTGACAGTGCCAGTAGCAGCGCCAGCAATGGTAGCGGGACCGCTAAAGGGGGTCCAATTGTTACCAAAGCCCATAGGAAGGTTAGGGGCATAAGCGCCGCCGAAACCGAAACCTTGCCGAGCGCTATTAAGCATAGCGATGTGCCAACCTGTAGTATTAATGCGCTGAACGTTGTTCAGGTCATTAAAGGTAAAGTTCTGCACAACGTTAGCACTACCCAAACCAGTGCGCGTAGCAGTATCGGTAGCGCCATTAGTAACGCCGCCTTCCACTTCTACAATAAAGCCGAGCAGCAAGCCGACATTGCGCGGGGAAACGTTAACAATAGGCTGAGTATTCGGGTTGACAGCGCCGCTAAAAATTTGCTGGCAAATGCGCTGAGAATTACCAACAACAATGTTGCGATTGTTGATATTCATCATCATGGGGTTAGGGGCTTGTGCCATTATTCAGCTACCTTTACTTTCTTAGAGTTAATAATCACTACACTTACAAGCAATGCGACAAAGCCGACAAAAACCCAATTTTGCCAGTGTCGCAAAAGGGCTAGATTAATCATCGCTAGCGCCTTTCATTTTTCCCATACTTACCATTACAAAGTAAGCAATAAGAAATACAATAAATACCATGATAGCAACGCTAATAATATTAGCGCTATTAATTGAAATAATAGTTTCGTCCATATTTCACCTTATATTATGTTTCTTCTAGGCTTATCTCTTAAAGGCGCAAACCGTTTAATTAATTCAGCCTTAGAAGGGACAGGTTTTAAAATAGAGGAAATTTGCGTATCCGCCTGATACCATAAACTATGATACTTAGGCAAGAGGCTAGGTTCATTTCCGCCGAGATAATTTGCAATATACTTTCTATCATCAGCAATAGTTAAATTTAAAACAGCGAAGTTATTAGCCTCACTATAGATAAATTTATTTGCCCATACGGGCCTTTGCGTCAAGATAATCATTTCAATTTGTTTAGAGCGGCCTTGAGTAAGACAAGCGGATAAAGCCGCATTATTCTTACCAATCATATAGCCTTCATCTATATAAACGCCGCAATATTCTTTAGCCCATATTTTCCAAATAAAATCTAAAACCGCTCCATCATCTACAACAGGAATAGGTCTTACAACATACAAACCGGGCCTTGATGGAACGGGGCCTTTAATATCTATTTCAATAGCCCCTAGAGATTGGATTAGATCATCCCCTTTATAATCAAAAATTATCCACGGTCTAACTAACCAATCTCTAGTTGACAAAAGCCATACGGCAAATTGAGTTTTCCCGCTACCAGTGCTGCCAATAACAGCCGTGCGATGATCGTAACGGGGCAATTGCATTTTATGTAGTTCCTGCATTAGAGGCGGGTTCGGTAAAGCTATTAGCGTTTACTTCGCTGAAAGTTGTTTCACCGGCAAACGTTCCATTAGCGTTATAAACAGTCGCCTTGTCTTTTTCTCTAGCGTTCTTTTCAGCCTTAATTCTATGTGTAATCATAATATAGCGTGGCGCGTAAACAGTGCCGAGCGCAATAATAAGACCGATAATAGCTTGCGTTTTAGGGTCTGGCGTAATGTCAAACTGTTCTAAAACATTTGCGCTTGACTTTGCAAGATAATCGCTTTCCTCTTTGTCAAGTTCAAATTCGGGACATTTAGTAGCAACAGCTAAACCAGTATGCGCAAAAAGAATTACTTTAGAAAGTTGCTCAATACTTGCGCTTAAATCAGCCGTCTTTTTGCTTTGGTTTCCACTGTTGCTACTACCGGCTTTTCTTCCCCGTTTTCTAGTGTAACTTCCGTCACGGTTTCGCTTATCGGGGGAGACATGAATTGCGGGGTCGAATTGTTCACCGTTTCCTGTTCCGAAACTTCCGCCGCTATCTCCGCCGCTACTTCCGTCAATGCTTGCGGGGTCGATTGGGCCGCCGCTTCCATCGCTTCCAACTTCATTGTCAAAGCTGAAACCGTTTCCTTTAGTTCCTGCAATTCCGTCTGCCATTGTGTTTCCCTTTCTAGTTCATTCTCTTGCAGTTCAATTTGAGTTTCAGCGGCAATTTCTGCAAGCTTAATTTCTTTATCGGCTTCAATTGCGGCAATAGTAACGCTAGCATCTACAAGTTCTGTTGCGTCTATTTCTGCAATTTCTTCTGCAACTTCTTCCGCAATTTCTTCTATTACTTCGCCCGTATCATTATCAATAATAACGTCATCTTTTACTTGTTCGGTTTCAATTGTGACTTTCGACATTTTCTTGCCTTTCATCCGAGATAGCTAGGGCAACGTCTGCCAGATCAAGAGGCGGCTTTTCCATATCGTCAAGCCTCTTATTGATAGCGTCAATACTAGCTTTAATCTCGTCAATACCTTTAGCAAGATAAGCGGCATTATCAATAAAACCGCTCATCATTTCTTGCATTTTATTAGCATCAACTCCGATCATTGAAGCTAGCAGACTTTCTACACCTTTCATTATATTAATTCCCTTTTACTGAGTAAGCCAGTTTTGCGATTGAATAGGCACGTTATAAAAGAAACATTCTACAACGCGATTGTTAGCCTGATCCATACGGGCAACAATTTTGGGGTCGTTAGGAATAAGCAAGCTATAATAGCCTTGCGTATTAGCGGGAACGACTATTCTTTGATTAGTCGCAGACATGACAAAAGAAATACTAACGTTATTGTCTGCATTATCTACATAAAAGCCTTGCAAATATTCAATTTGACCTTGCGAAACGATTTGTTGCCCATCAATAAGAATTTCTGAGACGTTGCTAAAGTCAAGAATAGCACGAACAACTTTAGGCCCGCCGCGCGGAATAATTGCATTATTTACGCCAAAGGTTCCGCCTAGTGAAATAGAGCCGCTCATAATTTAATTCCCTAAATAAATAATTGTGGAATAGGTGCCGTATTGTGTGCAAGGTTGCCAACAATTTAAGCTAATTGGGTCGCGTAAACTGATATATCCTCTAGCATTAGAAATTGCAGCAAGCAATACAAATTGAGTTACATTAGACGGTGTATTAGGCGGACCTGATAACACCATTACAGGCAATTGAGATACTTTAGCGGGTTGCGTTGGACTATCCGCTAAAACTAACGTTACATATTGGGAGACTTTTGGTAGCGTCATTTAAAGTTCCCTTGTCAATCTAACGCTAGCCGCGTCAACGGCTGATTTAGTCCATTGCCCGCCGCCATTGGGGTTAGTCTCAAATATAGCGCTAAAATAAGAGATAGTAGTATTAGGCGAAAACTGTTCGCTATTTTCGACATTGCCCGCGCTATTGATACCAACTCTAAACGTGCTAGTTCCCGCGCTATCCTTAAAGGCCCTTGCGACGGGGCAAACAGCGGCAACGGTGTTAACGTCCGAAGGGATAGCGTTTTTATCAAAATCGCTAATATCGCCGGCATTATTAGCGGTGACAAAATCAGCGTCGCTAGGGGTTGCTTCGTCAATCATTGCAAAGCCATCGCTACCGCTACTAGGGGTCCAATCGGCTTCGCTAGTATCGGCATTGGGATAAAGAGTAACAATACGCCTATCGCCCAAAAAGTTGTTATTAATAGAGCCGCTACCGTTCCAGATAACCCAATCGTCATAGCGCGCAAAAGTATTGTTGCCGCCCTCTTTTGCGAGACTGCAACTAACAATTGCGGGAATAGTAAGACCATTAACAACTAGAATAGTAACGCCGCCTAATCTAACTTCTACGCTAGCGGTTCCGGTGCCAGTAATTACCTTGCTTTCTAGCCAATAATAAGAGCCTTGCACATAAACATTATTGGCGCTAGAACCAACAAGAACATCATTAATAAAAACATTGAAACCAAGATTAGCATTAGCTACAACTCTAACAAAACGGTCATTGCCGGTAACGCCAAAGCGCAAGCCATTACTGTTTACACCGTTCTCTTGATTGGTAGTAAAGAAAATTCCAACGCCTTGCCCTATAGTAGTTTCACTAGCGTTTAGAACCCTAGTAATTCCATGAGAGATAAAAGAACCCGTAACACCGTTGCCGGAACCTGTTCTAGCGGTTGAACCGCTTTCTAGCCCAAAAACGAACGAACCAAAAGCGACATAACCACGCAACAAAAGGTTAGCGTTATTAGTTCCCATATAATCGAAACTCTCTAACCAAATAATTGACATATATTTTTCCTTATCTTAATTGCTAGATTATGCGCTTGACATATGTTAAACTTTATCCCATTGTGCTAGGGCGGCTAGCCACCGCTAACTAACCGCCCTAGCGCTCACCAGCAGCGCTATACGCTATGGGAGCAAGGCACTTGAAAAAGGGAATAAACAAGCGCCCTAAAAAATCTATATCACGAAATGATGTAGTAAGTCAATCTGACATTAACCAACAAATAAAAGCGGCAAAAGCTAAAGCAAAAGCTTTGCTAGCAAAAGCGAATACAGACATTAAATCTGTTCGCAAAGACGTTGCCGCGCTCAAGAAAGCGGGCATTGTCTCTAAACGCGTTGACGTTAGGCGTTATCAACCTACGCGTTATATGCTCAATAAAATTAAGCAAAATGCCGATATTCTTAAAGGCGAAGCTATTGCAGTAAAAGCCGCGCCAGAAATTAGAAAAAAATATAGAGAGGCGGGAACCTTTGAAACAAGAGGCGCAACTATTATTGTGCCTAAAGATCGCGCTAATCAAACCGCTAAGATTAGTCGCGGCCTTGTAGAAACTAGAACGCGCCTTAAGAACGGTGAAGAACGAAAAATTATTTTGCCGTTTAAAGGTAAAGACCTTAAAGACATTGCCGAGCGCTTGGCAGTAGATGAAAGCTTAGGCGGTCTTAAAGACCCCTTAGAGTTGTTTGGCGCGCGTATCTTTGGGCATAACATTGCGGGCGGTTTTGGGTTTCCAGATGCAGACGAATTGGGTAATTATATTTTAAGAAATTATAATCACTTGTTTGCGGGCAAAAACAAGCAAGCCGCTTTGCAGAATTTTGAGTTAGTGCGCTTTGTTGCAGATGATAGTATGATGCAAGAAAGCAAAGGCGTTATTGATGATGAATATAGAAAGCGTAACAAGCAAGGGAACCAATGGGCAATAGATAGACGTAAAGAAAGAGACGCCTTACGCAAAGCCGCATTGCGTAAGAAAGAGACGGACGAACAGCGCGCTAATCGCTTGGCCGCTCAAAGAGAAAGATCAGCGCGAAACCGCGCTAACAAAAAGGGAAAATAGTATGTCTGATAGTCTGCTAGATTTTAGCGGAATTGATTGGGACGATTTGCCGGAGGATGACGGGCCAGACGATAGCCCCAAAGATCAAGCGCAATGGCATAGCGAAAACAGGTGTAAGCCTATTGAATATGCCTTGAAAGTCACTAACAAAATAATTGCTGTAGTAGATACTGAGACAGACCCCTTTGAAAGCGGCTTAATTGTTAAGCCGTTTGCATTGGGGTTTTTTGACGGTAACACTTACTTAGATTTTTGGGGCGACGATTGCGTTGACCAGTTTTTTGCATATCTTGAAACACAAACAGCGCAAGGAATTGAGTATATTATATACGCTCATAACGGCGGCAAGTTTGACTTCTTTTTCTTTCTTAAGTATCTTGATAAGCAAACTAGCCCGCTTATTATGAATAGTCGTCTAGTGAAGATATACTTTGCGGGGCAAGAATTTAGGGACAGTTTCGCTATTATCCCGCAAGCGCTAGGCTCATATCAGAAAGAAAAAATAGACTATAACAAATTTACGCGTGAAAACCGAGAAAAGTATAAAGTAGAAATTTTAGATTATCAGCGTAGCGATTGTTACTATACTTATGACTTGATAAGCGGCTTTCATAAAATGTTCGGCGATAAAATAACTATCGCTAGCGCTAGCTTGCCTATGCTTAGAAGCTTTACAGGCTTTGAAACATTGCGCGAAGGACAGGACAAAAGATTTAGAGAATTTTATTACGGGGGCCGTAACCAATGCTTTGAAGTTGGTTTGTTAAAACCTAAGCATGGTAACGAGTTTTATTTATATGACCGTAACAGTATGTATCCCGCCGCTATGCTAGAGGAATTGCACCCGATCAGCAACAAAGCGACTTTGCAACGCGATATTGATGATAATACAGACTTCGCTTATATAGACGCTTTTAATGACGGGGCTTTACCTACTAGGGATGAAAAAGGCGGCTTAGACTTTACTGTTAAGCGCGGAAAATTTCATGCGACTATTCACGAAATTAAAGCGGGTTTAGAAACTGGAACCTTGCGAATTAATAGAGTATTGCACGCGTGGGCATTTGATCGCAAAGCAAGTTTTAACGAGTTTGTTACACACTTTTACGCTCTTAGAGATCAGGCAAAGGCCGATAACGATTTAGTCAAAAATATTTTGTATAAACTAATCCTTAATAGTTCTTATGGCAAGTTTGCTTTAAACCCTAGAAAGTTTAAACAATATTCGCTAACGATTGACGAAATACCAACGCCGCAACACTCGCCGGAAAACCCCGATGGATGGCGATTAGAAGCTTATACAGGCACTATTTATATATGGTCCCGCCCTAGCCCTAGGCGTATGGGTTTCTTTAACGTAGCTACCGCCGCTAGTATTACTGGGGCCGCTAGAGCAAACCTGTTGCGCAATATAGCGCTAGCAAAGCGCCCTATATACTGCGATACTGATAGCATTATATGCGAAGGGTTTAGAGGCGAATTAGGGAAAAAATTAGGGCAATGGGATTTAGAAGCTACTGGCAACAGGCTAGCCATTGCCGGAAAAAAGATGTATGCTCTCTATAATCATAACGATTTAGTAACAAATAGCGCTGTAAAGAAAGCAAGCAAAGGCGTTAGGCTGGAATTGCAGGACATTGTTAGTGTTTGCAACGGTAACGAAATTGTGTATAAAAACCCCGTGCCTACATTCAACCTTGATGGCACGGCTGATTTTGTAGATCGCAAGATTAGGATAACGGGATAATGCAAGAACATTTAGACGAAATTAGAAAAGCCGCTACTATGCTAGAGTTGCATCTTATGGAAAGCGAAGTTAGTGCAGAAACTATTGCAACTTATATTGCAAGGATTGAAAGTGCTACAACTAAGCTTTACGCTCTTAACGTTGTGGGGTGACTTATGGATGATAACAACAAAGCTTATAGCGATGGTTATGACTTTGGTTTTTCACATCCTCACACGCCTACGCATTTTGCAAAGAAATATGCGCCTAGTTGGTGTAAAAACTTGACCCTTTGGATTAAAGGATTTAAGGACGGGAAACGCGCAACAGGATTAGCACGAAACTAATACAAGGGTTCACGCTCTCACCGTGATTAAATCAATGAGGATAAAAAAGCCCGCCGCGTTTACGATTTGTTAAACCTTTTACCGCTACAAGGGCTTATCAAAAGAAAAGGGAAAAATTATGGAATATTCGATTAGCTTTGATACAGGTTCTAGCAATGACTTGATTGCAAACTTTGCTAGCTTTGAAATGGCGATGATCGCCGCTAAACAGTTTAGCAAAATCTTTACAGGTCAACGCATAGTATTGCGTTCTATGTTTTTCACTTATATTTACGTCAATGGAGTAGAGTTGTGAAACTGGAAACGCTAGAACAAAAGAGGCAAAGAATTGCAACTAAGCTTGCAAGAGAGGCCGCGAACCGGCGCTTGATTAATCGACTAGAAAGGCTTGAATATGCAGAAACGAACGTTTGTAATCTTTTGCATCCTTACGCTACTGATAATCATAGCGTTGGTTTTTAGTGTATATGGCGCATACTATGTTTTGATATATGACGCGCCGCAATATTGTTTGACTGAATACCTAGAAGGGCTTGCGGCAAAATAATTTTCAAAACCAGAAAAATATTTGTTGACACTCTCGATTGCATCACCTAGAAAGAAATCACCGGCAAACAAGAGCCGGACAGTTTAAACCGCAACACAAAGGAATTTTGAAATGGCAAATGCACCTAAGACCGCCGCCGCTGAGACTGAAACCAAGGTTGAAGAAACTAAGGCCCAAAAGTTTGAACGCCTCGCAGTTGTTCGCATGAATAAGGTTCTTGAATTTATGGAAAAGCTGGAAGGTCTGAGCAACAAGAATATTTACGAATACACGCCGGAGCAGGTTGAAAAGATTGTTGGCGCGCTTCGCAATCGCACTGACAAGCTGGAACGCGCTCTTAATGCCGGCAAGGTTCAGCAGGGTGGTTTCTCTCTCTAATAGTTGGTTAGCCTTACTCCAATCAGGCTGACTAACATTAGCCCCCACACTGGCGCAAATGCTAGTGTGGGGGCTTTTTGCGTTTGTCCGCGTTTGTCCTCATTGCCAC